CACCGTTTCTCAGAACACAACCGATGACGAGCCGACGCTCCTCACCGACGGCGGGACGACCCGCCCCGACGAGACCGTCGAGCTGCGCATCCGAACCGACCGCGCGAACCTCGCGGGCGTCATCTCTGTCTACGGCATCGGTATCCACCACGCACCCGCGTTCGGACCCGCGGGAGACTTCCTCGAGGACGTCCTCGAGGGGATGGAAGACGTCTACCCGACCGACACCCGCGTCGCGCATCTAAAGCAGTGGCTCGTCTCCGGCGGCCCCGGCGCCGGCCTCGACGTCGACGTCGAACTGGTCGAGCTCGAGGACGATCCAGCGACCGACGCCGACCAGGACGGCGGGAACGACGGCGACGATCCCGACCGGGACGGCGTCGAGATCCCGATTGGCGACGGCGGCATCGCGGCGTCGTCGGCGTGCGCACACCGCCGGACGCGACGCTACGGACGAACCGACGACGAGGGCAACGCCGTGATCGAGGTCCGATGCGCCAGCTGCGGTCGCACCCTCTCGGTCGGAGGTGACGCCTGATGGGTGGTCGTAAGTGCAGGAAGTGCGGCCAGCGAACGGGACCGAACCGCCGGCTCTGTAAGATGTGCTCGCTCGAGAAGCGCTATGGTACCGGGTTCGACCGCGGATCCGACGTCGACGACGAGCCCGACGAACTCGAGTACCGGTGCGTTGCCTGTGGTCACGAGCAGGTCGGCACGCTCTCCGACGACTGCGAGGAGTGCGGCGAGCGCCGCTGGCGGTACGTCGGCCCGATCCCCGGCGAGGAAGAGATTGCGACCGACGGCGGCACCGTGGAGCTCATCCCGGCGCGGATCGACTATGACGAGCTGATCGGCGCCGAGTGTCCGATCTGCGGCGAGGAGATGACCCCCGGCGCGGTCCGGTTCAACGGACGCGCGTGGGAACACAAGTCGAGCGAGGCCCACCCGCAGGCCGGCCACCACCAGATCTCCGAGACGGTCGACGAAGACGTCGACGGTGAGGGTGGTGATTCGGGATGAGCGACTTCGTCGCCGAGTGCGAGACCTGCGGCGTAATCGAGCGGGGCGACCTCGAGGAGGTCGGCGACGCCGCCGAGGATCACGAGCAGTTCCACGACGTCCGCGTTCAGCGCGTCGCGACGGACGGCTCGGGCCACGTCTGCGACGCCTGCGGAGAGGCGTTCCGGACGCTTACGCGCCTCCGGCTCCACGAGAAGGACGATTGCCCAGAACGGGCTACCTTCGACCAGATCGACCCCGATGCGGCGGATGCTGACCACCAGGCCGCCGAAGGGCTACTGACCTGCCAGAACTGCGGCCGGGAGAACCCGAACGCGGACTTCGAGGAGACGACGTCGTTCGCCGACAGCGACTACCACCTCATCGTCGAGTTCGACTGCCGGCACTGCGGCTTCGAGAACGAGAACCGGGTCGTCATGACCGGCGTCGACCGCGACGATCTCGCCCGACTCCCCCCACACCTGCAACCGGACGAGATCGACGGCGACCTCATGACCGATGGCGGTCGCCCTGCAGAACGCACCCTCGAGGATGCCGCCGAGCCCGCGATTGTCGGCACGTGCGAGACATGCGACGGCCGGCTCATCGAGCACGTCGTCGCACACCACGACGCCGAGGGCTCGGTCCAGCTCGTCTGCCAGGATTGCGACGTCGAAGTCCAGATCGAGTACGAGATCGGTTCCGAGAATCCGTGGGAGAAAGCGGCCGAAACCGACGGCGTCACCGACGCGACCGTGAAGGACGTCGCCTGGGTATACTGTGATCGCTGCCACGGCCACGGCCGCATCGAGGACCCGCTCTGTGACCTGCGACGCGCGATGAACGGTCGCGAGCACCCCTGCCCGGACTGTAGTGCGTCCGGGAAGGTGCCGCGGGTCGTCGAGACCGACGGCGGTCGCGACCAGGACGACACCGAGTTCTTCGTCGTCGACGAGGACCGCGGCGCCGTGGTCGCCGGCCCGTTCCACTCGAAGGAAGGGGCCGCCGAGGACGCACGCGACCGCGGTCCCAGCCACATCGTCGCGACCGAGGCCGTCCTCAAGATGATCGAGCTGACGTCGTCGACGACGATCCGCTGGGAGAACGACGACGTCGACGTCGTCACGGACGGCGGTATCGACTACGAGGCCTTCCTCGGAGACAACCATCACCTATACGATATATGTAACCGACAGTTCGATACGATTGACGAGCTCGCGAACCACCACTGCATCGACGCGGAGGTCCCGATGATCACCCGCGAGGGACCCCTCGGGACAACCGTCCTCGGGCCCGACCCCGTCGCGTTCCAAGAGTGGGAGCGCCGCCAGGAGGTGGACGGCGATGTCGAGTGAGGACGTCACCGTTGTGAAGGGCTACGCGGACCTGATTAGCGACCCGAAGCTCGAAGGCGACGACCCGGACATCATCGCTCGCGAACTCCAGGATCACGGCCCGAAGGACGACTACCTCGTCGTCTGGCTCCCCGACTGGCTCGCCGAGGAGAAGCCGATCGAGCCGATCGACCGGAGCGAGAACGTCGTCTCCGGTCGCGTCGACCACGAGACGGCGAAGGCTTACCTCCTGGTCGACGGCCGCGCCGAGGTGTGGCTCCCGAAGAGTGTCATCCGGGTGTTCCGCCTCGACGCCGGCGTCGACGACCTGCAGATCCCGCAGTCGGGGCTCACCGACTACGCGACCGACGGAGGGGAACGATGACGCTCTCGACCCAGCTCCGCGAACTCGCCGACCTGGTCGAACGCGTCGAGGACTCCCTCGACGTCGAGGTCCAGGACGCGCGACTCGCCGGTGTGAGCGCGGACGGCGATCTCCTCCGCGGGGACCTGACTGTGCTGGCACCGATCGACGCCGACACCGCCGTCGAGTCCCAGTCGGTCACCGACGACGTCATCGACGAGGAGCCCGAGGCTGACGAGACCACGGACGACAGCCCGCTCGACGAGGCCGTCTGCGATGTCGAGGGGTGCGACTACTCGGGCTCGGAACGCGGCCTCGCGATCCACAAGGGCCGCGCGCACGCCGACGACGAGGACGAACGCGACGACGTCCAGGAGGACGCGGAGCCCGACGCCGCCGACGAACCGGCGCCGGAGAGCGACGACCAGGCGACGGCCGACGAGGTCCCGCTCGAGGAGCAGATCGCGGACGTCCTCGAGGAGGAAGGCGAGGTCTCCAGCAAGGAAATCGAGCTTCTCCTGGAGACGTCGTCCTCGCACTACCGGAACATCCTCTCGCGGATGCAGCGCGACGGCCGCGTCGAGTCGCGACGCGATCCCGACGACGGTCGGCGCCGGCTCTACCGGCTCGCCGCCGACGAGACCTCGCCCTCTTCCGAGGACGGCACCACCACGTCAGAGTCAGAGGCACCAGACGCCGACCTCGAGGAGGACGATGCAGCCGGCTCGCCGGCGGACACCGGCGAGGAGGACCGCGACGAGACAGATGCCGATACTGACGCCGGCGACGACGAGCCCGACGAGATGTTCCCGCGCGACTGCCATTGCGGGGCGACGCTCGAGGACTCCCTCGAACTCGCGATCCACCGGACGGAAGAGCACGGCGTCCCACAGGCCCCGCTCGGTCACCTCGAGCCCGGCAAGTTCGAGGAGATCGTCCGGGAGGCCGAGGGGATCCAGGACGTCATCGACGAGGTCGGTTGGAGCTCCGAGAAGACGCTCCGAGTCATCGGGATGTACGACCTCGGCGACGTCGTCTCCGCCGCGCCCGATACTGACGACGACGTCGAGTCGGTCGAGGAGCCGGAGGCCGCCACGGCGACCGACGGCGGCGCCGCGACGGAGACCACCGACGGCGATTCGACCCCCCCCGTAGGTCAGAAAGCGGACGAGACGGACGGCGCCGACGCCGAGCCCGCGCTGGACCTGGCGGAGTACGGCGTCGATCGGGACGAGCTCGTCGACGCGATCGCGGGCTCGCAGACCGTCCACCACGTCCAGCGCGATCTCCGCGTCGACCGGGAGACGACCACGGAGATCCTCACCCAGCTGGGGCTGTTCGAGGAGATGGCGACCGGCTGCCGACCGATCCGGGAGCAACAGGCACGCGACGCGGTCCGGAAGGAGGTGACTGCGTAGCATGAACCCGCCGCTACGCGTCGGCCTGCTGACGATGCTCACCGGACTGCTGACCGGCCTCCTGACGGCCGGCGTCCTGGAGGTGTGTCCGTGATGGCGTGTACGCACCGCGACTCCGGCCTCCAGTGGGTGTCCGACCACGCGCAAGACCGCTGGCGCGACCGCGCCGAGCGCCCCGGCGGGAACCTCCGTGCCGTCTGGCACGAGGCGACGGCGATCGACTACCCCAGCGCGTACCAGGACGCCTACGCGCGCTACCACCACCCCACGAATCTGGTCCTGCTGGCTCGCTGGGGTGAGTTGGTGACCTGCATCGACCTCGACGACCGCCCGCTTCGCGAACAGCAGCACGTTTTCAGTCAATTGGAGGACTAATCTATGGCAACGACACAACCGACGAACCCGATCGACGTCATCGAGCAGCACGAAGAGGTATTTAAGACGATTCACGAGAAGGCAGACGACCCCACCGTCGCCGAGCGCTTCGGCGGCCAGCCGCTCGAACTCCTGGAGCTCGATCGCGACCGCAGCCGAGGTGATCAGCCTTGAAGCTGGTCGTGGAGCTGCTCGACGTCGACGTCGTCACCGACGACGTTGTTGAGCGCGGGGTACTCCTCGAGGATCTTCCCGAGCTCGACGAGCGCGCTGGCCGCGTCGCCGTCCTCGGTCTGGATAGCGTCGAGGAGTTCCATCGTCTGGTTCTTCTTCTGCCGGACGGAGTCGTGCGAGAGCGGCTGGCCGCACCACATGCAGTCAGCGCGCTCGCGCGGCGTCTCCTTCTGGCACCGCGGGCAGTCGATCGGCGCGGTCGGCTCGGGGTCGTCCTCCTGGACGTCCATTCCGTGAGCCTTCGCGACGGCGCGGTCGTTCGCGTCGCCGAAGACGGCGACGTAGTGGGAGGCGACGTCGCTCCCACGCTCCCAGCCGTGGTGGTCCTCGAGGTGGGCCTGGCTGACGTTCTGGCTCGCGAGGAAGGAGGCGCTGCTCTTGCGCATCCGGCGCCACGTGATGTCGGTGTGGTCGATGCCGGCCTTCCGCGCGGGCTTCTTCATCATCTTCTGCTTCATCTTGTAGGAGACGTCGCGACCACCGTCGAGGTCGCACCAGAGCGGCGCCGTCGGGTCGTCGCCCTTCGGGTGGTCGGAGAGCCATCGGTTCAGGTACGGGACGCTGGTGATCAGCGTGGGCGAGCGCTGGCCGGTCTTCCCGTCGACGGAGACTTGGAGGCCGTACTTGTGGTCGGTGACGTCACCGACGCGGAGTTCGCGCATCTCACCGCTGCGGGCGCCGAGGTCCCACGAGACGGCGACCATGGCCTCGTCGCGCGAGTAGCGGCACTTCTGGAGAATCGGGTCGATGTGGTCGTCCCACCAGAGCATCTTCGCCGGGTCGGGGCGGGGCTTGAAGCTCCGCGGGAGGGTCGTCTTGATCTCGCGCTTCATCACGGGCGGGGTGACGTCCTCCTTCTCGCGCTGCTCGACGGCGAGCTCGTGACCGAGGGTGCGCTTCCCGAAGATGCGGACCGCGACCCGGTAGTCTTGGTTCGTGTAGGGAGTTTCGTCGATGTCGTACTCGTCGTGGATCCAGTCGACGAGGTCCTGACAGGCGTCGGCGTCCGTGCGCGCGTCGACAAGGTCGACGGGTGCCTTCTCGCTCGCGATCGTCGCGTGCCGGAGGAGCTTCAGGTGGCGGTGCCAGGTGTACTCCTCGCGCATCCGCTTGAGTCGGTCGGAGAACTCGAGCAGCGCGTCTCGGTCGCGGTCGCTGCCGCCGCGTTCGCCGGCTTTGAGCTGCTCGCGGAGTCGGTTAGTGTGAGCTTTCTCGGCCATGTGCCGTTTATGTACTTTAACCGTCGGCACTTGAACCAGTGGTACAATTCCGGCCCTTGGCTTCCTACCGTTGGTTCAAATGCCGAAATAAAAGCGGGTAATTCGGCGTGGACCAACGGGGGTGTCTCCGCTTGAGCGCGGACACCCCCAGCACTTCTGTGGCTGACTTCGATCACCGAGCAGCCTGCTTCACGTTCGACGCCCTCGAGAAGGTGATCATCCGGGCGGTGGCCGCCGACGAACTCGAGGTCGCCGCCGAGTACGTCGACACGCTGTTCATCCTCGCCGATCAGCTCGACGAGTTCCATGAAGAGTACCGTAGCGAGTCCGAGCGACTCGCGGACCGCGACGCGGAGATCTCCCACGAGGAGGACGTCCTCGAGGAGGCCATCGCGACGGTCGCCCGCTGGGCGATCGCGAACGAGCATCCGGTTGCCGAGTGGTTCCAGGGAGGTGACCAGGCGTGACGACCTGGCTGCTGATCGCCGCCGACGGCTACGGCTGTCACCTCGAGTCGGGGCTAAAGTTCACCACGCTCTGCGGGCGGACGTTCGACGCTGAAGACGTCGAGCGCGTCCGCTACGAGGGCGCTGACAGCCACGACCATCCGCACTCCACGAAGTGTTTCGACTGCCTCACCGTCAGCGCTGGCGGGACGATCGGTGAGCGTCGTCGCGAGCTCCACTTCGGGAGGGGATCCGCATGAGCCGTCGATACCCAGACGGCCACTGCCAGACGTGTGGCGAGCCGCTTCGATTCCAGCCGTGTCTCAACTGTGCTACACTGCGGCGAAACCGAGGTGATCTGGCGTGACGCCCGGCCTCGACTGGGAGGCGATCTTCTGGGAAGCCCGCGGCTACCTCGGCCTCGACGAGGGCGCCCCCGTCCCGCGCGAGGAACTCCTCGAGCAGGCGAAGGCCAACGGCTGGAGCGAGCGCGACTTCCAGGAGGCGCTCCGTGCGACCGACCAGGTCGAGCTCGCCGGCGACGATCTCGAGGGCGATCTCCAGCTCGTCGATGACGACGTCGACGAGGACAACCTCGACGATACACCAGTAGACGGTTTATCAACTACCGACGTCGACAACGATTCGGAGCCCGATCGGGACGACGACGCCAACGTCGTCTATTCCGAGCGCGACTGGACCGACGTCGAGGACGACGTCTACCCCGAGGCGATGATCGAGCGCGACGCCTGGATCCCGTGGACCTCCATCGACGGCCGGAAACAGCCGTACGCCCCCTACGCGCAGACTGAAAACGCCTACTCGTGGTCAGACGTCGACAACTGGACCGACTTCGAGAGCGCCCGCGACTGGGCTGAAAAGCATCCCCAGCTTAAGGGCGTCACTTACATCCTCCAGGAGGAGGGCGGCAGCTACGCCGACTTCGGCGACCCGTTCCTCTTCGTCGACGGTGACGACGTCCGCGACCCCGAGACCGGCGACGTCGCCCCGGCGTTCGTCGAGCTGCTCGAGCAGCTTGGCGCGACGTACACGGACATCTCGACGTCGGGAACCGGTGTCCACGCGCTCTACCGTGGCGAACTTCCCGAGGGCGTCCGCACCGTCCAGTACGAGCTCCCCGACGACCAGGGCGAGGTCGAGATCTACGACCAGCGCCGCGTCTGCGTGATGACCGGCCAGCACGTCGCCGGGACGCCTACGATGATCGACGCTGTCGACGAGGCCGGCCTCGAGGACGTGATCGACGAGCACGCCACGCGCCGGTCGACGAACGTCGATCGCGAGGACTGGGAACCCGACTTCGACCGCGACGACCTCGACGGGATGGACTCGACGTCGAACATCCAGGCGATCTTCGACGCGATCCGCCAGGTCGAACCCCGGGACATCCGGCTGCGCTCGTCGAAGACCGAGGAGCGCGCCGACGGCACGCTCTCGTTCGACCCGACGTTCGACACCTCCCGCAGCGGGACCCGCCTCGGCTGGGACCCGGACATCGGTTGGATCTACCGCAAGGGCGACCGCGGCCTCGACGCCCTCCAGGTCGTCGCCCTCGAGGAGCGGATCATCAGTTCCGTCGACGACTACCCGACCGGGGAGGACTTCTGGCGCGCCGTCGAAGTGCTCCGCGATCGCGGTGCACGCATCCCCGAGTACGAGACGACGTCGTCCGGGACCGGCGCCGGCTCCACCCAGTACGACGTCGAGATCTGCGACCCGCCGCAGCGGGCGGCCGAGACGTTCGACCGCGAGGAACGCTGGGAGGAGATCCAGGATCAGCGCCTCGAGGCCGCCCTCGAGGACGACAAGCTCCACCTCTTCGGCGACGAGGCCGGCGCCGGGAAGACGACGAACGCCGCCCTCGGCTCGCTCCAGCGCGAGCGGGCCCACACCGTCTACTTCGACAAGCACCTGAAGGCCCGCGAGTTCGTCACCGACGACGCGATCGCCGACTTCGAGATCGACGTCTTCGACGACGCCGAGTACTTCCACCTCCGCGGCGCCGAGCAGAAGCGGAAGGGCCACTGCATGGACGCCGATCACGCCGACGAGGACTGCCCCGAGCACGGCCACACCGCCGAGTGCCCGTCGATGTGCCCGGTCTACGACCTCGACAAGGAGCACCCGACCCGGGAGGCCTACGAGGCGCTCGTCCGCGAGGTCGGTCCGAACAAGGCCCACCAGATCCTCGAGCTCCAGGACGAGACGGAGCACCCCTGGCACGAAGGCGAGTGCGCCTGGCAGGCCCAGTACTCGGCGCTCGAGACCGAGCCGTACGTCGCCGGCGTCCACCCGTACATGACCCAGAAGAGCGCTCGCGACACCGGGCTGAACATTATTGACGAGACGCCCGGCCTCGACGCCTTCGAGCGGTCGTTCTCCGTCCGCGACCTCACGCGCATCGCGAATAGCCTCGACCGCCTCTCCGACCTGAAGCCCCGGGACGACCCAGTGAAGTACACGGCCCAGAACCTCGCGGCGTTCACGCGGGAGGTCGTCAACGTCCTCACCGACGTCGATGGGCCCGACTCCATCGAGGACCTCGAGGCGCCGCCGGTCGTCGGAAACGCCTACGAGACCCACAGTGACGTCGCCGGCGGCTACGTCGAGCGGGAGGAACCCGAGGAAGACTGGCAGCTCGCGAACGCGCTCGCGAAGACGAAGGTCGACTTCGGCGAGACCATTCTCACCCGGATGCAGAACGACAACTGGGAAGGGACGCCCATCTCGATCGACATCGTCCTCACCGCGGCCGCCGAGGCCGGCCTCGACCAGGAGCCCGTCATGCAGGCGGTCGCGATCCCGCCGATCCTCGAGGCCTGCCCGTGGTGCCAGTCCGAGCTCACCTACGACAACGGCGCCCACTGCTGTACCTCCGACGACTGCGACTGGCACGAGGCCCACAACACGCTCATCCACGAGAACGCCGAGGCCGCCCGAGCGATGACCTGGGTCAAGCGTGACCCCTCCGACGCCCCAATCGGGCTGGCCTTCCGGTCGCTCCCGCTCCCCTCGGAGCTCCCCGACCCGGCGTCGACGATCGTCCTCGACGCCACGGCGAACCCCGAGAAGGTCGCGACGCTCTTCGACATCCCCCCCGAGGACGTCGAGGTCTCGGGTGACGACCCGCTCAAGATGCCCGGCCTCCAGGTGACGCAGGTCCTCGACGGCCAGTACCACGCCGGCACGATCGAGCAGGCGATCGACGAGGAGCGCTCGCTCGCCGACCGGATCCAGCGGACGATCGACACCGTCGGCACCGTCCACGAGAAGCCGCTGTTCATCTGCAAGTCGAGCCTCATCGCCGAGTTCGACTTCCCGGAGAACGCCGAGGTCCTCCACTACCACGCTACCCGCGGGCTCAACCGGAACGACTGCGACGCCGTCGTCTGCATCGGTGCCCCGCACCCGAAGCTCGAGGACCTCGAACGCGACGCCCAGCTGCTCGCGATGGGTCGCGACGACTTCGACGTCGGCGGCGCCGAGCACTCGACCCGCGACGGCGCCGAGAACCCGCCCGTCTACCGGAAGCTCTTCTTCGAGGACGAGCACGGCCGCGGCCGAGCCGTCCCGACGAAGCGCTACACGGGCCTGGTCGGCGCGCTGTTCGAGGAGAGCCGCGAGTCCGAACTCGTTCAGGCCGTTCACCGGGTACGTCCCCTGCTGGCCGATGGAGACGACCCGAAGCACGCCTACCTGCTGACGAACGTCCCGACGGCGCTGCCCGTCGACGAGGTCGCGACGTTCGAGGAGCTCGCCGATCCGCTCCGGGCGCTCATGCCGATTCCGGAGGGCGCGGTCGAGTTACTCGGTCACGTCGAGCGCGTCCTCGAGGGCGACGGGCCGGACGGCTTCCGTGCCGAGGCGCTCGTCGACGTCGACGCCGACGGTGCGGTCGAGATGAAGAAACGCGAGTTCCACCGGCTGGCGACCCTGTGCGGGATGGACGTCACCTACGCAACGGTATCCCGATACGTGAACGCCCTCGAGGAGGTCGGCCTCCTGGAGGGGCAGAAGTACGAACAGCACGCTGGGGTGGCCTACGCATCGGATCTTGCTACTTTCACATCGGCACTACAGGTTCTATCTGATTGTGGCAGTTTGAAAGTAGCCGCTCGCCGCCGCTTCCGGTCGATCGTGGCCGAATCGGGGTCGGCGCTGGACTGGCTGGCCTGGGCTCGCGAGGTGTTCGACCTCGAGTTCCCGGCCGCTGGTCGAGGTGCCCCCCCGGATGGCGGAGGATAGTCCCCGCTCGACGACCGCCTCTCCCGGGGTGAACGGGCCCGCCGCCCCGGTGTCGAGTAGCCCAGGGTCCAGCACTCACCATGACACGTGAACTCGCCGATGCCGATGACCTCGCCGATCTGCCGCCGAGTGCCAAGTACGTCTACCACGTCCTTGAGGAGGAGGACGCGGATCAGCTCACGCGCCAGGAGTTGCTCGACCGCGTCCATCTAAACGAGCGGACGCTCGATCGGGCCCTCGATCACCTCCAAAATGTCGACTGTATCGATAAGACGCGCGATTCCGGGGACCTCAGACAGGTAGTCGTCATTTTGTGAATTACACTCAGATATATTACTCTCAGTCGATGATATTTCTCTCGACGGTATCGACGACTGGTCGCGCTCGCTTTTCAGCCGCCGATCGGCGGTGTCCTTCCCAGCCATGGCTACATCATCCAGCACCCACCAAACCCACTCCCAGTCGAAACAGCCGCTCGACGACGACAAACTCGAGATCCCCGACGACCCGGATCGGGTCTTCGGAGAAGTCGTCGAGCGAAACGACCGCGTCTGTAAGCACTGTTACCGCCGGCTCCGTCGGAAGGTAACTTTTCCTCGGGACGTCGGCCTGGACCACGGGGATCTCATGTCGTTCGTTGAGCACGTCCTTCCGGACGGAGCGAAGTGGAACCTGCTCGATCGCAAGTACTACGAGCGCGTCGAGCTCCCCCAGCGCGTCGAGGGTGTCTACGACGACACGGGGAAGTCGCGGTACTGTACGAACTGCGGGACGGTCGACACCCACCGAACTCCCCCTACGCGGTCGAAAGAGCAGGCGTTCGAGGCCGCGGTCAACGTTTCGACGACGCTTCACGAACTGGGCGTCGCTCACGACTGGGTGCATTTAGTCGAGCGCGTCCGGGAACTGAAAGGCCAACCGGAGACCGCCGGCAACGACTTCGAGTGTTTCCGGCGAGCGACAGCGGAAGCGATCCGGCGCGAATAGCGCCGTTTCACCAGTCGACCTCGGCGATCCCGATGAGTTCCAATTCTACTCAACCCCCGATCGAGGTCGCCGTCGGTGCGCCCCTGGTAGTCAGGGACCACGGCGACGAGACGGTCGTCGGGATCTACACCCGAGGCGGCTGGCGCGAACTGAAGCGGATTCGAGATCCATCTGGCCCAGGTCGTTCGAGGCCATGAACAGCAGCGTCACACGTCGCTGCCCGTCGCCGGTTCGATTCCGGTCCTGGGCATGAAACACATCACTGGTATCATGAATGACAGTACGAAAGAAGGCCCGCTCGCTCGCAGGCCTCGCGGCGGTTATCACGCTGCTGGGCCTGATCGCGGCGGACACGATCCATCCGCAGATCTCGTTGAGCCTCGAAGACAAAGTCATCCTCGTGAGCCTCATCTCCGCGCTACTCGGCGTGGACCTGGCTCTACGCGAACTCCCGATCAAGTTCACTCCCGGAGGGCAAGACGATGAGTGAACCGCCACTCGTCAACTTCCTCGGGATGATCGCCGGCGCCGTCTGGATGTCCAGCGCGCTGTACTTCCAGCTCATCCGCGAGCGTCGAGTCCACCCCGCGTTCGTCTCGGCGCTGTTCCTCATCGGCGTCGCGCTGATGATGGCCTCCTCGGCGATCGCCGTCGACGGCCGCCCCAGCTTCGTCGAGGTCCTCGCGCTCACCGCGAACGGACTCTTCATCGGACTCGGGTTCGCCGCCTGGTACGCCATCGAGAAGTACGCGACCCTCCAGGAGACGAAGAGCCTCGCCGAGGACGGCCTCGAGATCTGACCGATGGACGACGAAGACGAGTACGTCTACGCTCTCGAGCTGACCGAGGACGAGGCCGAGGACCTCCTCGACGGGACGGAGATCCTCGTCGACGTCCCCGGCCAGTTCATCGAGAAGGACCCGACCATCGCGCTTCGCGTTGTCGACGACGTGGAGGACTGACCGATGGGATACGACTACCACTGCGACGTCCGGCTCGACGACGTCTGCGAGATCGGCGGCGACTACCCCGCCCTCGCCGGCCAGTTCCGGAAGGCAACGTGGCTCAGCGAGGAGTTCGGTGGCCGGATGCAGGAGATGGGCTACGAGCTCGGCGACACGGTCACCATCTGCCCCAGCTGCGCCGAGGAAGTCCTCCACCCGAAGGGATGACACGATGCACGGACCATCCGGCTCGTCGACGAACAGCCGCCAGCCCGCCCGCGAGGTCTTCTGGGAGCTCCACGACGCAGGGACGTACTCCTGCCCCGGCTGCGGGCGCGGTCGCGACGACGTCCAGAGCTTCCACGTCCACCACCTCGACGGTGATGCAACGAACCACTCCCGAGACAACCTCGTCGGGCTCTGCCCGACCTGCCACCTCGGAGACGAACACGACCGGCGGCTCCCCGACTCCACGACCGAGCCGCCCGGTGTCTACGGCACCGGCCCGCCGACCGTCGGCGACACGAGTCCCGGTCCTTGACCGCGACATGACACCCGGAGTTTTGACGACCACGCCATGACAGACGAAGATCCCGTCCTCGAGATCGCCGAGGAGGCCCCGACCGACGACGAGGGGCATCCTGTCCATCCGGACCCCGACAAGAGCCATCGGATCTGCGCGGCGACGAAGTCCGATCGGACGACGGCGACCGAGCACGGCCGGGAGCGTGACGACGTCGAGTACTGCACGCTCGCGGCTGGCTGGGGCGTCGACGACAAGTCCGAAGGGCCGTGTTCGCACCACACCGGGGCGATCGACAACCGCGGCGAGAACAACCCGAGCTTCGAGCACGGGGCGTTCGCCGAGCACTTCACCTCGCACCTCACCGAGGACGAGAAGGCGGCGTACGAGGACGCCCGGGAGATGCTCGACTCGCCGGAGGGCTCCCAGGAGGTCGCGAAGGCCGCGGCCTCGATCTGCCTCCAGCAGTTCCGGCGGTCGATGGACGAGCGGTTCCTCCGGCGGTTCGAGTCACTCTGCGACAAGTTCGGCATCGCGCCCGAGGACGAGCTGACCGTTCACCACGAAGGCCTCGAGGACGCGTTCATGTCGAACCTGAAGAGCTACTACGAGGAGGACTGACATGTCTACGACTTCTGAGACCGAGCCCGTCGACCCGCCGAAGCCCCCGGCGCACTACGCCGAGCGGGCAGACGCCGGCGACGTCACCTGGCTCGAGGACGCCATCGAGGACTACCTCGGGATCACGGTCGCCGGCGCGCAGGCCGAGATCTGCCGCGCGGTCGCCGAGCACAAACAGGTACTCGTGGTCACGGCGAACGGTCTCGGGAAGTCGTACATCCTCGCCGCGATCACGATCGTCTGGCTCCTCATCCGCTACCCCGCAGTGTCGTTCGCGACCTCGGGGACCGAGCGGAAGATGAAGCGGACGTACTGCAAGCCCGTCGAGGCGCTCCACGGGAACGGCCGCGTCCCACTCCCCGGCGAGTACAAGAGCCGCCCTGAGCGCATCGAGATCGAGGGCGAGCCCGAGCACTTCTTCGAGGCCAGCTCCCCACGGGACGCCGGCGAACTCGAGGGTGTCCACGGGGCGTACACGCTGTCGATCATCGAGGAGGCGGACAAGGACGCCGTCGACGAGGACGTCATCGACGCGATGCGCTCGCTCGCGAGCGACGACCGCGACCGCCTCATCGCCATCGCCAACCCGCCGGAGGACGAGACCAACTCGATCTACGAGTACATGGAGGACCACCCGAAGTGGGAGGTCCTCCGGTTCTCGACGTTCGACGCGCACAACGTCCAGGTCGAGCTCGGCAACGCCGAGGGCCCGCTGATCGACGGCATCGCGACGATCTCGAAGCTGGCCGACGACTGGGAGGAGTACAACGGCTCGGCCTGGCCCGGCCTCAAGGAAGCCCGGCGCGTCTCCGCGCCGAAGCTCGACGAGGACGGAAACCCAGTGTTCCGGGACGACGACACGCTCGAGAACAACCCCGACTTCCGGGCGGACCTCTCGAAGCGCTGGTACCGGCGCCGCGCCGGGATCATGCCCCCGGACGGCGCGAGCGTCCATCGGCCGTACGTCATCGGCGACGTGAAGGACGCCTGGTCGCGCGGCGAGGTCCTCGACGAGGACCCCGACTTCGAGCTCCCGGCGCCGGTCGGCTCGGGGATCGACGTCGCCCGCTCGTCAGACCAGACCGTGCTGGCGACCGTCCACGGCGACGTCATCGAGATCCACTACGCCGAGCGAGGGACGAACCACATCGACCAGGGCGACGAACTCGAAGAGCTCCTCTTCGAGATGCCGCGTCACCCGGTCGCGGTCGACTTCATCGGTCACGGCTCGGCGATCCACGATCAGCTAGACGAAGTCCTCCCCGACGTCGGGAAGTTCGAGGCCGGCTCGACGGCCAGCCAGGAGACGACGTACTACTCGAAGTGGGCAGAGGGCATGGCGCTGCTCGGGGAGTTCCTCGACAACGGCGGTGTGATTCGTGAACGGCAACTTCGGAAGGAGATGCTCGCCGGCGCTCGCGAACTCGAGTTCACCGAGAAGTGGTACTCCAGCCGCGAGGACGAGGTCTACACGCTCAGCTCGAAGGACGACATCAAGGATCGCCTCGAGCACTCGCCGGACTACCTGGACGCGGCGATGATGGCGGTCTGGGCGGCCTCGGACGACACCGAGTTCGACGAGGCCGACGACGGCGAGGCCTTCCTCATCAACTACTGATACATCATGGGACTGAGAGAGTCACTTCGAGACCGAGTCGAACAGCTGGCGCCCGGCGGGGAGCCCGACCCTCGAGGCGAGCACCGCCGGGTAAAAACAACCGAGCGCGACAACGAGGGGATCATCACCTGGGTCCTCGGCTACAACACGCCGAGCCCGAGCACCGACGCGATCCTCCCCGAGGAGCGAGACGCCCCGGCGACGATCGCGACCAACTGGGAGAACTACTACAAGGACTTCGCGCTCACTCGAGCCCCGCTCCACCTCTTCGACGAGGCCGTCATCGAGCCCGGGTACAAGATCCGCGTCGAGGACGAGAACGGCGAGCGCGACCGCGACATGGAGGACGCCCTCAACCTCTGGGCGTCGAACTGCGTCATCCACGCCGGCGAGCTCGGCCACGACCTCCGGAAGCTCCTCGGCTCGCTCCCCTCGAAGCGCCGCGGGAAGGGGACCGTCCTGATCGAGAAGGTCGGCACCGACACCGATCCCGACGCGACGGTCGCGCTGATGTCGCTCGACCCGTCGACGTTCAAGATGCACACCCGGCCCCGCCAGCCGATCCTCATCCAGCCCGATGACGACGTCGACCGCGACCATCCGACGACGCCGTCGGGGAAGGCGGCCGCGTACACGCAGTACCACGAGGACGTCCCCGGCCACGCCGAGAAGGACCCGATCCACTTCGCGACGACCGACATCCTCAAGCTGACCTACGACGCCGACGACGGCGAGGTCTGGGGGACGTCGGTCTTCGACGCGATCTCCGACCGGATCGACGCGCTCCGACAGAAGCTCGAGGACCGCGACTACGCCATCCGGCAGACCGGGTACGCCCACCGCATCTACAACTCGGACAACTGGTCCCAGGAGGAGGCGAAGGCGTACGCCGAGGCCCACCGGGACGGCGAGGTCTCCAGCGAGTACGGCCCCGATGACGACGACGGCGGCGAGAAGAACTCGTTCGCCGGGCGCGTCGACTTCGTCAGCGACTCGGTGGACGTCCAGGTCGAGGAGGGGACGGTCCCCGACCTCGAGGACGCCATCCGGGACGACGTCGAGCAGATCTTCTCGGTGATGCCCGTCGGGAAGTACCAGATCGCGTACGCCGACGACCTGAACCAGTTCGTCGTCGACCCGCAGCGGGAGCAGGACAAGGAGGCCGTCGACTCCGAGCGCCGGTACCTCGAGCGGAAGTTCGAGCCGATCATCGAGGAGAAGGCCGACGAACTCGCCAGCGGCGACCAGTACTCGGGCGAAGTCTCCTTCTCGATCGAGCCGCCGGAGGACGAGAACCCGCTCCGTCGCGAGAGCTTCCCGGCCGACAACCTGCAGACGTTCGCGAACGCCTGGAAGGCGTACAAGCAGAGCGGCGCCGAGCAGGACCTCCCGCCCGAGGCGTTCGCCGAGTTCGCCGGCTTCGACCTCGAGGCGAAGCAGGACGAGTACGAGTGGGAGAGCGACCCGCTCGAGATCGAGGACGAAGACGACACGCAGGAGGCGATGGACGAAGTCGCCCCCGATGAAGAGGGCGAAGAGGACGCAGAGGACGACGAAGGCGGCGCGGACGAGGGGGGTGAGCCCGCATGATCGACGCAGTCCGCGACCGGATCGTGGCGGTCACCCTCGCGGCGATCGCCGCGCTCGCCAGCACGCCAGTCGCCCAGGAGCTCCTCTCCCGGATCCCCCGCCTGCCCGGCGGCACCGAGTCCGCGATCGTCGCCGGCGTCGTCGTCCTCGTCTACGTCCGCGTCCAGGCCGACGAGCGCTGGTTCGGGCCCTCCGCCCGGTTCTGGTTCCCCCTCCGCCGGTACGTCGGCCTCCCGCTCGACCGCCTCCTCGAGTCCGTCCCGATGCTCTACGCGAAGACGTCGGTGTACGAGAAGGAGCTCGTCGCGACGGTCGAGTGGTCGGTCGAGGAGACGAACGACGCGCTGGCGGCGGCCGGCTACGAGCCCCAGCCGCTCGCGAGCGTCGCCGTCGACTGGCTCGGTCGCCTCGAGCGGAGCTCCTGGGTACGGTACTACGGCCCGAAGCCGCTGGAGGGCTTCCTCCCGCAGCGGCTCCTCGCCCCGCTCCCCGAGTGGACGCGGCGCCGGCAGATCCACGCCCGGCCGTTCGCGTTCGACGAGGACGGCCCGACGACGATCACCGCGCACGACGAGTTCAACCCCTGGCGGCCGATGCTCGCGCTCCCCCACATGCTCGGCATCACCTGGAACGCCGAGGGCGGCGTCGAGGCCGTCGACGAGGACCTCGACTTCGAGGGAGCGGAGACCGAGCTGGACGACGCTGAGGTGGGAAACTGATGGTCGAGCGCGAAGAGGCTGAGAAGGCGCTCGACGACTTCCTCGACAAGTGCCTCGACGACCTCGACCCCGTGGTTCTCGAGGAGATCCTGCAGACGCGGGCGCAGGACATGCGCGAACTGCAGGAGCCCGAGGTCACCGCGGACGACCTGGAGGACGGAACTGACGCATGAGCGCGACACCCACTCCCGAGGACGTCGGCCCCTGGGACACCATCTCCGGGCCGTCCGACGTCGACGTACTCGGGGAACAGCTGGCGGCCGGCGCCGAGCAGCTGGCCGACGAGCACGCCCACCCGACGAAGGCCGGGAGTCGGGACGCGCACGCCAACGACCCGTCGAAGACGACGACGATCCAGCGGAAGTACGCCCAGAAGCTCCGCGGGCGCTTCGCGAACATCCGGGCGGAGATCCGGCGAGGTGTTGCTGACCGCGACGTCCTCGGCCTCCAGGAGGACGACGACGGGGAGGGCATCTCGCTGTCGGACATCCTCGCCGGCGACGACGTCCCGACCGACGTTCGCGAGCGGTTCGTCGAGCTGCTCGCCGACCAGGAGTACGGCGCCGCGCGGGACCTCGTCGAGCAGCTGGCGTCGGACTTCGACCCGGAAGACCTCGTCACTCGAGACTTCGAGTTCGACAAACTCGCCCGGAAGCACGAGGAGTTCATGGCCTGGCTCCGGGCCCAGCAGGAGGCGGGCGTCCTCGAGGTCATCTCCCGGGACGGCAACACGTACGTCCGGTCGGCGTACGAGCGCGGCTGGAAGAACGCGAACTCCTGGATGGAGGCCGACCAGCTCCAGTCGGACCTCGCGACGGCGCTCCAGCGCCCCGTCCACCAGGAGAAGCTCTCGCTGCTCTACGAGCGCAACTTCGAGGCGCTCCAGGGCATCACCCAGGACGTCTCCCGGGAGATCTCGCGAGAGCTCGCCGAGGGGCTGACCGAGGGCGTCCACCCGGACGAGATGGCTCGCCGGCTGACCGACCGCGTCGACAAGATCGGTCGGACGCGGGCGACCACCCTGGCCCGGACCGAGGTGATGTACTCGCACAACGAGGCGACCATCACTACGTACGAGCGGGCGATGGGGCCCGACGTCGAGGTCCAGGTGAAGGCGGAGGTCTCCACGGCCGCGGACCAGCACGTCTGCGACATCTGCGAGCCGTGGGAGGGCGAGACGCTCCCGCTGGACAAGGCGCGTCGCGACGGCCCGCCGTTCCATCCTCGATGCCGGTGCATCGTCCTCCCGGCGACGTCGTCGACGAGTTCGAGCGCACCTCGAGCGTCGACGTCGCCGGCGTCCTGACCGGCGCCGGACCTGCGGCCACCGTCTGTTGGACCTCTTCTCGCACGAGGAGAGCCGGGTTCGAGTCCCGGAGACGGCCTGAAGGCATGATCTGATATGACCGACCCCCACGACGAAGAGCACGCCGAGACACTCGCGGGCGGCGTCGCCTCGATCGACGAGGACGACGAGGACCGGAAGGTCCGCATCGTTCCTCTCGGAGAGGGCGATACCACTCGCGGAGGCTCGGGTAAAGAGACGTACTGGGACCGGGAGGTCCTGAAAGACGCCGTCGACAGCGGCGCGTTCGACGGGGCGAAGCTCCTCAAGGGCCGCCCCGGCGAGGGCCACAAGGACATGCTCGAGCAGGCGGACCCCGACGAGATCGTCGGCTCCGCCGGCGAGTTCGAGTATGAGGACGGCGTCGGCCCGGTGTCCGAGAACGCGGAAGTTCTCGACGACCACCTGGCCGACCTCGTCGACGCTGGCCTCGTCGAGGTCAGCCCCGACATGTGGCGCGTCCTCGGCGAGTACGACGAGGACCTCGGCGCTCACCGCGTCGACGAGATCCTCGACGTCCCGTACATCACCATCCTCGACCGCGGCGCCTCGGCTGGCGCCTCGATCGAGCCGGCCGATGACGGCGTCGAAGCGCTCGGCGGTGTCGGGCGCTGGCGGAACCGCGTCGACGAGCTGTCGGAGACGCTGGGCGTTCCGCCGGAGCAGCTGCAGGACGAGATCGACGCGTCCGACCGTGACGTCGAGATCACCGTCGAGCAGCTCTCGCGTCTCTTCACCCTCCGGTTCCGCGCGTACGGCGAGATGTTCGGGGACGAGTTCCTCGACGAGGCGGTCGCGAACCTCGAGGCGATCGAGGGGATCTCGGCGACCCGCAGCGAGGACAACGACGACCCCGAACTGGTCGCGATCGTCGACCGCGAGGCAGTCGCCTCGCTCGACGACCTGAACGACCAGATCGTCGACGCGCTCCAGGACACTCCCTTCGAGGTCCACGATGACTACGACTGGATCGAGGACGTCGCGTGGGAGGGTCTCGCCGGGAGTTCCGGGCCCGAGGGACAGTCATCTGACGAGCGGGCGGAATCCCGTGCGGGATCCGGTACCGGAGGTTCCGGTACCAGCGGTACTTCGCAGACCATGGAAAACGAAGACCTTCAGGAGCAGCTCGCAGAGGTCCGGACCGAGCGAGACAGTCTCGCCGACGAGAAGGACGACCTCGAAGAGCAGCTCTCCGAGAAAGAGGAAACGATCGAGAACAAGGACGAGCGGATCGAGCAGCTCGAGGAGGAGATCGACCCCCTCGTCGAGATGCTCGCCGAACTGGCGGCCGAGGACTCGCCGCTCCAGGCCGAGCAGCTGGCCGACCGCTTCGAGCCGAGCGAACTCGTCGAGACGCTGGCGCTCGACGCCGGCTGGACCGAGGACGACGACGAGGACCCGGTCGAGATCGTCCGCGAGCAGCTCGCGGGGTCCCCGACCCCTCGCGGCGAGAGCGAGCCCGACGGTACGCCCGGCGGTGACCTCGGTGAGGAGGAGAAGCAGCACGCCGAGCAGCTGGCCGGCGAAGTGATGACGGCGTCGGACACGCTCGCCGCCGAGGGCTCGAACTACGAGTACCTCAAGCAGGAGTACGACGTCGACGCCGCCGAGTACGACAACGTCGAACAGCTCCGCGCGGCCGTCCGCGGCAACGGGGGTGACTGAACATGGTTCAGGGAGACCTCCGACTCTACGACCCCGGGCAGAGCCTCGACGTCGACGTCATCGCGGACCCCGGCGGCACGGTCGCCGACCGCGGTGACCCCGTCGAGATCGCCGGTGAGGCGAACGGGCGGACGCAGGTCCAGCTCGTCCAGAACGCCGGCGACGGCATCGGGACGCTCAAGCGGGCGCCCGACGTCGACGACGCGGACTACGCGGCCGGCGAGGTCGCCGGGACCGGAAGCGCGCTCGCGCAGGGCCCGGTCGACTGGTACGAGGACGCCTCGGGCGGCGCCGTCGCACCGGGCGACCTGGTCGTCCTGACGGCGACGGGCGTCCGCGCCTACGACTCCGCCGGTGGTGACACGCCGGAGATGATCCTCGGGCGCGTCTTCGCGACCGGAACTCGAGCCAGCGCCGAGACCGCGAACAAGGTGGCCGTTCTGCGGCACAAGTAACCCTACTGACAACACATGGCACGACTTAGTTTCAAGAAGGCCGGTCTGCTCTCGCCGAAGACGCTGCGCGAGGAGATCGTCCAAGACATCGACCAGATGGATGAGATCCAGGGCGAGAACGTCGCCAGCGCGAACAGCGAGTTCGCCGCTGTCGACCTCGACGCCCCGGAAGAGAACTACTTCCAGATCGGCGGCGCCGTCGCCCCGATGCGGGAAGTCGACCGCGCAGCCGAGTCCCCGATCGGGACGCTGGGCGACATCAGCGAGAAGGACATCACGACCTACTCGTTCAAGGAGAAGATCGCCCCCGAGAAGGAGACCGACGCGAAGCTGAACAGCGAGCGGGAGATCCTCTCGCTCTACCGCTGGGGCGCGAACCAGCTCCGGGCGGCGCTGTTCCTCACTCGCGAGCAGGTCACCTGGCAGGGCACCGCGAGCGTCGAAGGGTTCGTCGGGCAGGACGGGCAGACGCCCCACTCGGACATCCCGACCGACAACGTCATCGACCCGGGCAACGCCTACGACGACCGGGCGAACTCGACGCCGTACCAGGACTTCTCGTACGCCTCGTACCTGCTGAACGAGGCCGACCAGACGTTCATGAACGCGCAGGTCACCGCCGACCCGGTGGCCTACGTCACGCCGTCGACGTGGCACGACATCAAGAACAACGGCGACATGAAGGACCGGTTCTCGGGCGTCGAAGTCCGGGGCCTCACCGGCAGCCAGGTCCGCCGCCTCGTCGACGAGGAGATCCCCGAGATCCGGATGGTCAAGGTCAAGCTCCCGCGCACCGACGGCGACGGGAACTTCCTCGACGAGAACGGCGACGTCGTCAACGACGTCGACAACGCCGCGATGGACAACGTCCTCGAGCCGTACGACCCGGCCGCTGGCGAGCAGCGCCGGAACATCGTCATCGGGCGGCCCGGCCCGAGCTCGGCGTTCCTCCCGTGGTTCGGCGAGAACATGGGCGAGTTCGACGAGCCCGACGCCCCGTCGACCGACGGCGGCTTCGCCATCGACGAGAACCGCGGCTTCGGGACCCAGACGTGGATCGGGAACGACCCGGCCGTCACCTGGCTCAAGGGCTTCCAGGACATCGGCTTCCACCTGATGCTCCCCGAGCAGTGGGTCGTCATCCGGGACATCTGAGGTGACCGATGACTGAACTCAGATGGACTCGCGACTCGACGTTCCAGGACGGCGGACGGAACTTCCAGGCGCGAGGCCCCGGCGTCTACGACGTCCCCGAGGAGGCGGTCGAGGAGTACCTCGACCACCGCTCGGGCGCGTGGGAACGCGTCGACGACACCGACGACGGAGCCGAGGCAGAGCCAGCGGCCGAAGACGAGACCGCCGACGCCCAGGACGCCGCCGCCTCCGAGGAGGAGCTGGCAGAGGTCCTCGACGGGACGATCGGCGAGGTCGAGGACGCCCTGGAGACCGGCGACTACGACGACGTCCTCGACGAGCTCGAAGCACTCGAGGAGGACGGCGAGGGCCGAAAGGGCGTCTTCTCGGCACTCGACGACCGTCGCGAGGAGTAACTCATGACCGAGCTCGAGGACGCCGACTCGCGGACTTCCCTCGAGGCGGTGAAGGGCGGCGGCTTCCAGACGGGCCTCTCCGACGGCGAGATTCGCGAGTACATGGACGACGCGAACATGGAAGTCGACGACCGCCTCAAGGGCCGCGGGCTCTCGGAACGCCGCCTCGCGAAGATCGAGCGGGAGCTGACCCGCCACTTCATCAAGTTCCTCGTCGACGAGGAGCGCCAGGTCGAGTCCGAAGACATCGGCCCGGTCTCCTTCGACTACGCCGGGGCGCTCTCGGCGGAGGGACTGAAGGCAACGACCCACGGGCAGCAGGTGATCGAGTACGACACCTCGGACACGCTCGGGCCCGACGGCGGTGACTTCTGGTCGGTGACAGCATGAGCGGGTTCGCTGCTCGCCGAGCGCTCCGCCGCGCCGGCGTCGACGTCGAGCTCTACAACTTCGAGCAGGCGGCGGCGTCCGACTCCCGCGGGCAGCCCTGGACCCAGACCGCCGACTCGCCGCAGACGATCGACGCGATCTCCGACCCCGGCGGGAAGTCAGTTTCCTACGGGACGTTCGGCGTCGAGGTCGACGCCGACCAGGTGTACCTCGTCGACGCCGGCCTCGTCGATGACGGCCTCCAGGACGGCGGCGGCGAGGGCGCCTCGGTCATCGTCCAGGACGGGAAGGCGTTCCGCGTGATGGAGGCCGACCGCTCGCAAGATCACGGGTTCGCCGTCCTCGAGTGCGAACTCGACCACGAGGTAGACCTGCAATGATCGAGAACTACGAGGACCTGAACCGAGAGGAGACGCTCGACGCTGTCGCCGACTTCGACGGCGAGCAGCTCGCCGCGTTCGTCGACTACGAGCGCGAGCACAAGGACCGGAAGACGGTCATCGAGCCACTCGAGCGCGAGCTCGTCGACGTCGTTCCCGCGGGCAGCGCGGGCTACGGTGGACGGTACGTCGCTGGAGTCTGGTTCGACGACGTCTCCGAGCCGGCGACCGTCCGACGCTCGACGCGGATCGAGCAGGCGCTCGACGCCGGCGACCTCGAGGTGGTCGAGTAACGATGGTCCGCGACGAGAACAACTTCGACGACGTTCGGGACGCCTTCGACGCAGGCCTCGAAACCGGCCTCGTCGAGCTCCACTCGAGCGTCCTGAAAGCGGTCCTGCGGAACATGGCCCGTGGCCAGGACGCGCTCGGGAACTCGTGGAAGCCGATCAAGGCGTCGACGCTCCAGTCGCGAAAGGTCCGGACGTCGTCGACGGCGCCGCTCGTCGACACCGGTGACCTCCGCGGTGACATCGGCTCGACGTCCGAGGTGAACACGTCGGAGCTCTACGCAGTCATCGGGACGACGAAGAAGTACGGCGAGGTCCACGAGCTCGGCGCTCCGGAGGCGGGGATCCCTCGCCGACCGATCTTCGCGCCGGCCGCACGCCTCGCGTACCAGAAGGCACCCGACACGATCGGCGGCGAGATCAACGTCCGGCTCGAAGGCGCGGAGCTCTGACTGACGATGCTCACAACTGCCGAGGAGGACCGCTTCGAGGCGGACCTCCCGCTCACGCAGTCGATCCCGTTCGAGGGTGACGAGTACCAGTACGAGCTCACGCCGTTCTGGGCCGGCCCCGATCACTCGGGGAACAACGCCGCCGAGGTCGCCGAGTACCCGGCGCTGGTCCTGCAGTGGGACACTCAGGGCGCCGAGGATGAGGAGCGGAAGCCGCTCGGCGACGCCTCTCGGTTCGACGACCGCGGGGACGCCCCCGAGTTCGCGGAGATCCAGGCGGCCGGCTACGACGACGAGCTCTCGATCACCGTCGCCGTCGACGCGAGCCACGACGCGAACGGCGTTCCGCCGGACGTCCGCGGGAAGCAGCTCGCGCGGGCGCTCTGGCGGTACCTCCGGTTCGAGGCTGACCTCAACTCGGAGGGCGCGAACGGCGAGCGACCGATGACGGTCGAGCCGGTCAACGCGCCGACGCCCACCCGCGTCGCTGGGACGTTCCGCGTCGAGTGGTCGGTCGCGATCTCCTACGTCGACGAGTACGAGATCGTCCACGAGACCGTCGCCGATGCGGAGTACTCCGTCGACATGGAATAGCGCAGTAAGCAACGCGACACATCAGACAACACGCACAAATGCCAGTTTCAGTGGTCGACATCGACCTTACGGCAGAGATCGCGGCTCTCCCGCAGCCGACCTTCACCGACGTCGCCGTCATCGGGACGGCGACCGCGGCGCCGCCGAACGCCGAGTTCGGCGAGGTCAACACGTACGGGAGTGCCGCCGAAGTAGCAAATGACTACGGGGACGGCTCGGACGTCCACGAGTCCTCGAAGGAACTCGAGGGCCGAGGCGTCTCCGAGTGGTTCGTCCTCGTCCTCGAGGCAGTCGAGGAAACCGAGACCGTCGACGACGGCGCCGCCGTCTCGACCACGCCGGTCCTCGGCGACCCCGTCCCGACCGCCGCGGCTCGGGACGTCGTCTTCTCGACGAGCTCGCCCCCGGCGCAGCCGGACGACGGCGAGGTCGCGATCAACACCGACACCGGTGAGGTCACGACCGACGACGGGACGAGCGCGGACATCACGTACTACCACGCGGACTGGACGCGACTCGACCGGCTCGGCGCTGCCGATGCCGATCGCCTCCACCGCGCGAACACCCAGGCCGGGCGCGAGCACATCGGGACGTACGACGAGCTCACGACCTGGGCCGGCGGCAACCGCGCCGGCGTCGTCCTCCCGATGCGGGACGGCGTCCAGTACGCCGACGAGCAGGCCGCGATGGACGCGGCGCACGAGATCGCGGGCTACGTCTCGAGCGGGGACATCCTCGCCTTCGCGGTGAAGGAGTCGAGCGGCGACCCCGGCGGCGAGGTCCTCGGGCAGCTCGCGACGAACGACCCGTGGTACGATCCGTTCTTCGACGGCGACGGCTACGGCTTCGCGAACGACTACTACGAGGACGCCCTCGTCGGGGATCCCTCCTCAAAGGGGACGTTCGAGGGTGGCGACGACAACGGGGACGGCCCCGTCAACGTCGTCATCAACGTCGGCGGGACGACCGTCCTCTCGAACTCGGTGTCGACGGCGGGCGCGTCGTCGAACTACCAGTACTTCGACGTCTCGATGACCGAGGCGTACGCCGCGGAGATCGTCGAGAACGCGCTGACCTCGCTGCGGCTGCGCGAGGACCGCGTCCCGTTCACGGCGGACGGGCGAACGATGATCTCGGCGACGATCAAGGACGCGTTCGCCGGCGACGTCGGCGGCGCCGACGACCCGTTCGCGGAGGTCTCGGTCAACGTCCCGTCGATCGACGACCTCACGGACGACGAGAAGGCGAATCGGCTCTGGAGCGGGATCTCCATCGAGGGGACCCTCTCCGGGAACGTCCACGAGTTCGGTCTCGAGATGACCGTCACGGTGTAACTTAGGTGATATAAGATGCCACAAACCAGAGACTTCGACGTTGACCAGATCTCCGTCTTCATCGACGGCGAGCGCGTCGCCGACCTCGACTCGGTCGGCTGGGACGACTCGGCCGACCACGAGCACAACCGGACGATGGGCGACGACGGCAACGTCTGGGTCATCGTCGACGAGGAGGTCGAGGCGACCGTCGCGGTGAAGGCCGTCTCGCAATCGATCCCCCGCCTCGAGCGGGCGTACAAGAACGCGGAAACCGTCTCCCTCGCAGTCCAGTACGCGGACGCAGAGCCCCGCGTCGAGTCGAACTTCCTCGACGGGAAGTTCCTCGGCTTCGGGCCCGCCGACGACTACGAGAACGACTCGATGCCGATGTACGAGGGCTCGCTGCAGTTCGACCGCGTCGAGCACGAGTACGACGAGTGAGACGTGAGAGGTGAACATGAGTTCTGATTCTACTGAGTCCGGTGACGACCAGCCGGACCCCGACAGTACTGACACGGAAGCAGGAGCACAGGACGTCGAGGAGGAGCCGGTCGACCTGACGCAGGTCGACCCCGAGGAGATCGACCCCGAGGACCTCGAGAACCAGGAGTGGTCGCTCGGTGGCGAGGACACGGGCTACATCAAGTTCGGCGGGATGGTCTTCGAGGTCCAGGACCCCGAGGACGACGAGATCCTCAACCTCATCGTCGGCGCCGCGACCGGCGAGGGCGAAGCCGGGCAGATGGAGGGCAGCGACCGGATGTTCGCCCTCTGCGACAGCGCCGTGGTCTCGCCGGAGCTCACGCCGGAGCGCTGGCGGCAGATGAAGTCCGGCGAGCGAATCGGCCTCACGATGCGGATCGCTGAGTGGGCCGGCATCGACCAGATGATGGATTTTCCCGAAGGTGGGGAAGCTCCCCCGCAGGGCAAGTAACGACGCGGATCCATCAGCAGACCGGCATCCCCCTCGAGGAAGTCGCGGAGTGGCCCTGGACGAAGCGGCTCTGGTACGCCGAGGCCTACGATGCGATCGAGCCGGACCAGTCCGAGCTCGGCGCCGGCGGCCTTGGGGGGCTCGAGGGACTCGACGTCGACGCCGGCGACGTCCCGGGCGACATCCCCACCTCGTTCGGTTCGACCGGGAGGGGCGTCACGAAGGGCGTCTCGAAGCATGACAACGTCTTATCGGTGAACTAACATGGTAGGTTTTAGCGGCAACGTCCGACGGATAGCAACAGTACTGACAGCGTCCGATCGGGCGTCCGGAGACCTCCGCAGTGCCGAGAGCGCCGGTGACGACGCCGCCGAGTCGATGGGCCGCGCGGAGCGCCGCGCCCGTGGGCTCCAGATGGGGTTCATGGCGACCGCTGCGGGAGCCGTGGCCGCCGCCGGGGCGCTCGCCGGGCTGACCCGGCAGCACGGGCGGACCGAGAAGACGATGGCTCGGCTCGCGACCGTCTCCGGCGCGACCGACCAGGAGATGGAGAAGCTCCGAGACACCGCGATGACGCTCGGAAAGGAGCTCCCGATCGCGATGGGCGACGCTGCGAACGCGATGGAGCAGCTCGCCTTCGCCGGCTTCGAGGCGTCCGAGGCCATCGACGCCGCTCACGGTGTCGCCGATCTCGCCGTCGCGTCGAACATGAACATGGCGCAGTCGGCGCGGTCGACCGCGTCGGCGCTGCGGATGTTCGGCCTCGAGGCGGACCAGACCGTCCAGGTCACGAGCGCGATGGCGGCGACGTTCAGCAACTCCGCAACGACGATCACCGAACTCTCCAGCGCACTCGAGTACGTCGGCGCGACCGCGACGTCGGCCGGCGTCTCCCTGCAAGAGATGTCGGCAGCCATCGGCGTCCTCGCTGACCGCGGGATACGTGCGTCGAAGGCTGGGACGGCGCTGAACACGACGCTCCAGCGGATCGTCTCCGGGAGCGGGAAGGCAGAGTCCGCGCTCTCGCGGCTCGGCCTCTCCGTCGACGACCTCACCAACTCGTCCGGAGAGGTCGCAGAACTCGGCGTCGTCCTCGGGACGATCGGCGAGCGCATGGAGAAGCTCGAGTCCGACGCCGAGCGGATGCAGGTCGCGACCGAACTCGCCGGCCGGCGCGGTGCTCGGGCGTTGCTCCCGCTCATCGAGTCCCAGGAGGACCTCAACGAGAAGATGGGCGACATCTTCCGGTCGGAGATCCGCTCGTCGATCGGCGAGCTCGCCCGGCTCTCCCAGGACGAGATCGGCGCCGTCGAGGAGGCCCTCGGCGGGATGGAGATCGACCGCGAGGACGTCACACCGAAGGACGTCATCCGCGGGCTCGAGGAGATGCGGGAGTCGGGCGTCGGCGTCGAGGAGATGGCGAGCCGCCTCGCAGCGGCACTCGGGATCTCCCAGAAGGCCGCGAGGTCGCTCGCCCAGGACGTCCACGACTCGTCGGTCTCGGCCGAGCAGCTGGCCGAGTCGATCGGCGGCGCGACGACCGCCTCGGAGATCGCCGCGTCCCAGATGGACACGACCGCCGGCGCGGTCGAGTTCATGAAGTCGTCGTTCGACGCGATGACGTTCACCATCTTCACGGGAGCGGCGCCGGCGATCGAGTGGTTCAACGAGAAGCTCGCCGTCGGGATCAACGTCCTCAACGAGAACGAGACGGCGATGAAGGCCGTCGGCGGCGCGCTCGCCGCTCTCACAGGACTCCTTTCCGTCGCGGCCGTCGCGTTCGGCGCCGCGTACGTCCAGGCGACCGTCATCCCGGGGCTGATGACCGCCATCTCGGGCTCGTTCCTGACGGCCGCCGCTGGGGCGGGCTCCCTCACCGGAGCACTCGGCGTTCTCGCTGGCGTGGTCGCGTCGGTCGCGTGGCCGATCCTCGCGATCGTCGCAGCGGTCGGCGTCCTCGTCGCCGGGTTCTTCATGCTCAAAGAGGTCATCGAGAAGGACATCCTCGGCGTCGGGAGCGACCTCGCCGTCCTCATGGAGCGGATCGGGGCCGTCATCGACTTCCTGAAGCCGACGATCGACCCCCTCATCGGCATCCTCGTCGAGCTGGGGAAGATCCTGCTGGCCATCGCTGCGGCGCCGCTGGTCTTCCAGATCATGGCGATCATCAAGGGGCTGAAGCTCCTCTCCGATATCGTCGTCTGGACGGTCGACGCGATAATGGGCCTCGTCAACGGGACGAAGACCCTCGAGGGCGTGATGAACGACGCCGCCGGGAACATCGTCGCGTTCTTCTCCGGCATCGGCTCGACGATCGCGAACGCCCTCGGCTCGATCGACTGGGGCGCCCTCGCCTGGACGATCGTCGAGGGGCTCGCGACCGGGCTCGGCGCCGCGTTCGGCCTCTGGGTAAAAGGCTGGCAGCTGTACCTCGGATTCCTCGTCAAGTTCTGGACGACGGTCCCCGGCCTCGTCCTCGACGGGATCATGGCGCTCCCCGGGCTCCTCTGGGACGGCCTCAAGGCCGGGTTCGGCCTCTGGGTGAAAGGCTGGCAGATGTACCTCGGGTTCCTCGTCGACTTCTGGACGTCGGTCCCGGGAATCGCGATGAAGGCGGCGAAGAAGATCCCGCGGGCGATCATGAAAGGCCTCGAGGCGACGGCACCAAACGTCGCCGCGGGCATCCGGAAGGTCGTCCAGGTCATCCGCGACTTCCTCCCGTTCTCGAACGCGAAGCGGGGGCCGCTCTCGTCGATCATGAGCGTCGGCGGAAAGATCGTCGACGCGATCGCGAGCGGACTGAAGAACTCGGCCGGGAAAGTCGCGAGCGCGGCTGGCGACGTCGCCGGCGCCATCAAAGGGAAGCTCGACGACGTCGTCTCCGGCGCGAAGGAGAAGGGCGCGGCGCTGGCCTCGACCGTTGCGGACGGCGCGAAGTCCGCCGGCGGAAAGGTCAAAGACGCCGTGACCGACGTCGCCGACAAAGCGGGCTCGGTCCTCCCGATGTCGAACGCCGAGGAGGGGCCGTTCTCGAACCTCGTCGAGCGCGGCCAGAAGCTCGTCTCGACCGTCGCGAAGGGCGTCGAGGGCGAGGACTCGACGCTCCAGGACACCCTCGCAGGTGTTGCTGAGGGCACTCCGCTCGGGCAGGCCGCGTCGACGCTCGTCGGCGCAATCGGCGGCTCGGGCGGACCGGCGGCAGCACTCGGTGGCGGTCCCGCTGCCGGCGGCTCCGGTCGGCCGATCGAGATCGTCCTCGAGCAGACCAACCAGTTCGGCGACGTCGGCGATCGCGAAGAGATCCGTCGGATGGTCGAAGAGGCGACCCGCTCTGGCGGCCAGAACGCGCTCGCCGAGCTCGAGCTTCTGCTGAAACAGACGCTCTCGGAGGCTTAGACTCATGGCACTACAAGGACCACAAGGACCGTCCGGCAGAACGCCGGACCGAGTAACGATCGGCGACGTCGTCCTCTCCGGCGTAACCCGGGTTGAGGGCGGCGGCGGCTGGAACGCGCCATCGAAGACTGCTGAGAAGGGCTTCTCGTACGACTCGTACGTCGATACGGAGCCCCTCTCCGCGTCGATCGAGGCGTGGGTCGACGATGCAGAGCTCCGGCGCCTCAAGGCGCTCCGGGACTCGACCGACCCGTTCCCGGCGTCGGTCGACCACGTCTCCCTCTCGCTGGCGAAGCTCGAGGACCTCTCGGTCGAACGGGAGGGCCGAATAAACTCCC